CGATCATCAATCGCCTAATCGTTACTTTGGACATAGTCCAGGGGAACCGATACCATTTTGTATGAGTCTGATGACTCTAGGAGCTTGGAAACTCCTATTTAGATAAGTGTTAAAGCTTATTTAAAGTAAAAGACAGAGTGGTACAAGGGGACGTAATTCTTACTTAAACTTTCATGTTTATTTCAAGTTTTATAAGATACGGCCTTCGTATTCCTCACCTATCTTGCGAATCCTTTAATGGATTGCTCCGATACACAATATCCTGTGAAGGATAAAGTGGCTTAGGAAAGGCTAAAGGGGATGAATATCCTCCATGACCTTGCGTAAGTTTCATACCAGAGACTTATATTATAGTGGAAAGTGAAAATAGGAATTGAAATAGATCACCTATTCATATCGGCTGTAATCCAGTAGTAATTAGACTATTGAGGTGTACTCATGAAAGAATAAAGAGCTCAAGGTTACCGAAAAGGGACTGAGGGTTCTAAATGTACCGAAACTAGTAATAACTTATTCCTTAATAAGTATAATGAGGTGTACCGTGTGGATCGTATCCACTAATTGTTATTGAAGGCTAACCCCCTTACCAATAATGAGAGGACCCATGTACTTGTTAAATATATTTTATTACAACTTAAATTTTAATAAGCAATTATGCTGAATTCAAGTATCAAATACTGAGTTTATCATTTAATTTAGGTAGTTTAGGGAGGACCTATGATTAATAGGTATTATAATTTTGATATTTAAATGAACTTAGATAATTCATTTGTAATAGAATAGAGATTATATTATAGATTAAAACTAAAACAGACATAGATAAAACTAAAGTGGAATTTGGATAGATCCTTATTTGAAATAAGGACTTTAATCTGAGAGTATGATCGACTTTTATGTTACTATCCAGGATGTAATGTAAATTGTTTATTGTTCTCTTAGGTTACTGGGAATTTAGTTCTTTTAGAAAATTACACTATAATCATGTCTAATATAAGTATATGGTAAAAACTTTGTTTTTATTATATCAGAGGAGAGGATGAGTAGTTACTACTCAATAATAATTAAAATTACTATTCTTTCTTCTTTTATAAGTAAAGTAAATTCATACACGAATAAGATATTGAGATCTTGTGGATACTTGATTAATACAGACTACGCTTCATCTAATGATTATTACAGAATAAAACCATCAATGTGAATTGTGGTAATTATTTATAAAAATATATAGGTCAGAAAATCCTATAAAAATCGGTATAGCCCTGCGTTATGGAAGGGATTTAAAGTACTTTATACTGGTGTAGTTATTAGTTCTACGCCGAAGCTTAAGTATCGATTAAACCTTATAGCCAAAACATACTGAGAACAGTATTGAGGTTATAACAGATTTTATAATAATTTGAATGCGGTAGAATGCAAGAAACGAAGGAACTGATCTTAATAGACTGTGCAAAATTACGTTGAGGTATAATACCCATTTCGGGTATATACTTAGTAACTTCCACCGATATACAGTGTGGATTGAATTTTCAATAACTATATAATTGTATTGTTTTAGGGATTTGAGTGGTTAATTTATTCATTATTTACTAATGTCATCAATAATAGAACCTTATTAATAAGGTTTAAGTAATTAGAATTCTAACCAAGTAGCCTGTGCTTTACTATTTCATAATCGGATGTGATTAATTACATGTTTCTATTATTTGATATAATAGGATCTTTATATTACTTAGGTCTTTCTGACTTATATTAATAGGAAATCTTATGGATTTCAACATTTCGCCGGACGGGAGAGAAACCCGTTGTCTCTTGATTAGTCAAGGTTAAACCTTCAGCCATTAAACTGAAGCCAGAGGATTTGTTTTAAGTATTTATATTTGAAAAGATAGACTGAAGTCTTATATTAAGACCATGATCTCATAATATATTCAGGTATGTTTCATATGAAAGTTATAAAAGGAAGTACAAGGTTATTATTACTAATTATGTATGTTATATCGATTACATTATTTAACATGAGATACTATTCTATTAGTTTATAGTGTTTGCTCTGTGTTGTAATGTATGATTTATAAACTAGTATTGTTCACATTAATAATTTTGTTGAATTAAATCTCCTTAAATCTGTAAACAACTTTTAATTATCAGTATATAAAGATAAATTAGGATCCAGAGTGATGGAGTATTCTCCATATGGATTTTCAATATTAAAGTTTACATATTGTTTAATTAATCGGCTATAATCACTAAACTTTATTTTAGATATCAATTTATAAGTCTTAAATAGAAGTCTCTATAGACCCTAGAATTGTCTTATCATATTATATAAGTGGTTAAGTAATTTAGTGTAGATTGGTGTAGTCTTAGTCCACAAGTAGACGAGGTAGTAAAATATTATTACTAAGCTGCGGTACCTGGGGATAGGTTTAATACCCTTGCAAGGATCCACGTTGAAAACGAGGACTTGCCTCTAACTATATTAACATTAACTGATCATGAAATTAATATCTTAAGAATTAGTTTAAGTTATAAATTACAAAATTACGGTTACAATGATTTTACAATTATCTTTAAATGCATCTTTTGCAATGGCACCAAGTATTATATTAGGATTTATTGTATTACTCGTACAAGTTTCATGGATTGGATATTATTATCCAAGACGTGATCTTGAACGTCCTCGGAAATTCACAATGAAGTGATTAACCAGGAGTGAATTACATAGATTCGCATTGTTACTTAGTGTTCTTTATGGTTCAAGAGTCTTTGCTCCTCACTGAAGAAGTAATTCTAAAGCGAAGAAGTTTAGGCTTTTAAACGATATTGCAAGAAAGATAGATACATTATGAAAGAAATCTGGTATTACATTCACAATAACTTATTGGGCGGAGGTGTTACGACTAGTTATTCAATACTTAGACCCTGGGACTAAAAGGTTGTTTAACAGTAAAGTATGGGTTAAAATCCATAAAGGTAACAAAGATAAATTAGGATATTATGGACTCCCTGTAATACTTAACGATAAAGTTAAATCTTTACTTAAGGAGGCTAAATACGAAATTTATTCTGGTAATCTAACCAGAGTACGATTGATACAAGTTAAGTTGATCTTAAGTCTTCTTTCGTTCTTTAGAGCTTGTAGCCCTAAATACTCAAAAGTAGACTATGAGTCTGTGACATCTCCTTTTACAGGAGTCTCAAAGACATTAGACGACTGAAAACTTCGAGGAGCTCTGAAATCTCTTGGTATAACAACATTAAAAGTTGGAAAGCCATCGATCTTCTGAGCTTCAAGTAAAGTCGGACCTAACTTACCCGTAGCTACTCAAGGAATATTACTAGATCTTGTTGGATGAATTTTAATACCTGATAAATGACTTAAATATACCAAAATTTGTTGATTAAACAAATATTGAGTATTGTTAGGTCAATTTACTGTATTGTCCATTTTAGTAGCTCCTCTCTCTCTTTTGTGTTATATATTCAGTGTATATCCAACTCTTGGTCACATCTCTGTTTTAGAAGAGGCTAGGGGTAAAAGAAGAAAGATTGGTATTACAGATTTCTGGACACAGATTCTCTTTAGACCCTTACATGATTCAATTTATTCAAAATTATCGAATATTTACCAAGATGGTACTAATAATCAAGTTAGGCCTATCAAGTTAATGTTAGAAGAATTGAGTATACAGAATTTTGGAAAGTTTAAAAGAGTTCAGAGTCTTGATCTAACTGCTGCTACTGATCGTTTACCGGTAGATGTTCAGAGTCAAATTCTCGATTTATTAGGTTACCCCGGTAGCTTATGGAAAGAGATATTAGATAGAAGTTGGTCTGTACAAAGTGGAGCTGTCATTAAGTATAGTGTCGGCCAACCAATGGGTGCATACTCATCTTTCGCTATGTTAGCACTTACAAATCATGTTTTAGTGCATATGGCTATGAACGCAACACACACTTATACTCCTTACGGGGTATTAGGTGATGATGTTGCTATTGGGGACCGTAAGGTTTCCAACTATTATAGAGAACTTCTTACTCATTTAGGAGTTGAAGTCAATCCTATCAAGGGTTTCGACGGTGGAATTTTGGAATTTGCAAAACAATTATGAACGGTTAATGGTTTTAACTTGAGCCCTTTAGGGGCTAAGAATGTGACTCTCTGCTTAAGAAATCCTGCATTTTTAAGTAGTATTTTGTTTGAACTTTGGAATAAGATGTTTCCTTTAACATACCGACCAAATCCAAATCCTTCGTATCGTAAGAAAAGAAGAGGTTTAATTTCATACCCTCATAAAGACCAATTAGGCTTTATTACAGCAGATTCACTCCTTCATCTTTTCTCCCAATTATGAGGTAATATTAAATTTGATAAGTCTGGTAATGTTCAAGAAAAATTTACTGCTATGAAGAAGTCTAAAACAAATAAAGGTTCACATACAATATATGTACCTAAGTACTCTCACGTCGGTATTATACTGAAATTAGCAGCATATATTGGACCAAGAAGTGGTTTATGGAATGTTAGTGATGATGTACGTAGTTATTTAAGAGGAAAAGACTTTAACTATTATAGTAATATTTGACTTCGTCTGGTCCACAAATTAGTGGATCCTAAGAATAGGGATTGGATTCTATATGATAAGAATCTATTTCTGAAAATCAAATTTATAATAGAAAATTCAATTTCTGTATCTAGAACTATTAGTGCTTCATGGACTCGGGGATTAATTCTAATCCGAGAGACCATACTATATCCCTTATTTACACTCCCCCGTATCAGACATTATTTTTATTTCGAAAATTACAAATTCGAAGTACTTCATTGAAGTATAACACTGATCTATTTCTATGCCTTAGTACTGTCGCCTTCAGTGGTGATTGTGATTTGAAGTTATATACTAAACTTCATTAAATTGATACCAAGTGGATTGAAAGTAATTGAGGTTAGATTAATTCGAATCCTTGATTACCAGAGTAGAAATGACTTATACTATTTAAGTCTTGTCATCTCGTTATTCATAATAATACTTACTAGTGATGTTATATTTACAGCACAAATTGCTGTACTTATGTTTAGTTGAAATTTTCTCATTCGACGAGACTTAATCAGGTTATGATTAACACGTTACTATTTCTGAAGTAAAACCTTTGGACGTCGTGATCATAATATCGTAATTGATCCTAGATCCGGTGTTTATAACCCAATGGAACCTATATCCGATCTCTTAGGTCTTGTAGATCGTGAATTAAATGTAAAACACGAAATACCTGCCTTGAAAGAGATGATTAGATTACTAAAGAATGAAGTATCTGTACGATCTTACTTAAAAGAAAAGAAATTACTTGAGAAATCAGAGATTGAAAATAGAACTAAAAATAAGTCTAAAAATAGATCTCGAACTAGAAAAGCAATTAAGAAAGGATAATTGTTTCTTTGGTATTAGGAAATCTCGAATTTAAGTAAAGTACAGTGTAGAATGTCTTGTCTTATCATAGTAGATTATAACAAAGAAGTTATACTATTATTATATTACAAGATTCCAATTGTCTATGTACTTATTAATATTTGATGTGATTTATATAATATATTGATATTTTA